CCCCTCCCCCCAGTTCCCCTAGTAGCGGTGGGGGTGGACCTACCATGTCGGCACAGGATCAAAGCGCGTTGGCGTGGGCTAACGCTCACCCGAACGATCCTCGAGCGGCGGCGATCAAACAGAAGTTGGGCGTGCGCTAATGGCTGACTTTGACCCAGATGCGTATTTAGGAACGCCGGCGGCGCCTACGGGCGGGTTTGACCCCGACGCGTATTTGGCAAGTACGCCAACTCAAGCTTTACCCAAACGGCATTGGTGGGAAAGCCCCGCTGGTCGCACGGGCGGGGAAATGGGTCAACCTGGCGCATTCATCCCCGGCGGCAAACCAACTGCCAAAGAACAAGCGGCGGTGACCGCCGGTGCCGAAGGTTTGGCCATGGGCGTCGGTGCGCCGATATTGGCGGGCATGGAAATTGTGGCGCCCGAATCGTACAGAAAGCTTGAGGCGGGTTATCAGGCGCAGCGGTCACTGGCTGGTGACAAGGGCATAGACGTTCCTCGAGCTGCTGCTGAATCTATCTACATGGGTTTAATGCCTGAGATCAAAGGCGCAAGCGCGTTGGCGCGTATGGGCAAGACGGCGGGTTACAACGCCCTGATCGGCGCCATGACGCCAACGCAACAAACGCAACCGGGGTCAACGTTGGTCCGCAAAGGCGAGCAGGCCTTGACGGCCGGCGGGCTCGGTCTGGCCGGCGGCGCCGTGGGCGAGGCCGTTGGCAAAGTTCCGGGAAAAGCCGCGGGCACTACGGACGACCCGTTGGCTGGCCTGTCCGGTCCAGACATTGCCAAGGCGACGCGTCAGGTTGACGAGTTCGTGACCCAGAAAATGGGCATCAACAAAAACGAATTGGTTGAGTCGGTTTACAAGCAGCTGCTGACGGTGGCGCGTAACGCCAAGACGTTAGACAAGCTGGACCCCGCGGCGGTAGCGCGACTCAACAAGCTCCGCAGCGTCGGCATCACGGAAGCCACACAAGGGCAGCTGACCCGCGATCCCTTGCAGCGTCAGGCAGAAATTCAAGCGCAGCAGTTGGCCGGCGGCGAGGATTTGCGCCAGTTGACAATTCAGCAAAACAAACAGCTGTTGAACAATTTGTCGCTGTTGCGTGGCGACCGCGGCGTATTGCCGTACGAAAGCACAGGCGCCGGGCGCGGCGTTCGAGAGGCGCTGGAGGCCAAGTATCAATCGTTGAAGCGTGGCGTCAGCCGCCTGTACCGCACGGCAGAGCGCGTGGCCGGCGACACGCCAGTCAACGCCGGCGAACTGGCCGATCATGTCAACACGCATGGCGACCCGGGTTTGATCCCGTACGTAAAAAACAAGCTGCCCAAGGACGCGTACGTTGTTGACGAGAACGGACTGCGGCTGACCCGCGAACTGACGCTGAAAGAACTGGAAATTGTCCGTAAAGCAGCGACGACCGCTAAGTTGGCCGGCGGCGATAAAGGCCATTACGCCGGCGAGATTACTGACCTGATCGACCGCATTACCGAAGGCAAAGGTGGCGAAGCGTATGCGGCTGCTCGAGCTGCTCGGCGCAAGGTTGGCGAAGAATTCGAGCGGACGCGGGCGGTAGAAAGTTTGGTCAAGACTCGCGGATTGTCGAAAGAAAAAGCCGTGGCGCTGGAAGATGTTTGGCGCCAGTCGGTCATCACGGGTTCAGTTGAAGATCTACAGAAGCTGAAAGATTCGCTGACCAAGCCGGTGGAGGCCGGTCGGTTGGGCGCAAAGCGGACGCAGGCACTGGTCGCCAAAGGCACAAAGGCGTTTGACGACGTCCGTGCCGCCACCGCGGATTACTTGTTGTCGAAGGCCACACGCGGTCCGTCCAATATGCCAGGCGACCCGGTGATCGGCTGGAATGCTTTCCGTAACGCGGTGAACGAGATTGGCCCGGAAAAGCTTGAAATCCTATATGGCAAAGCCGGCGCTAAGAAGTTGAAGGACGCTGTTGAGGCGTTGGAAATCATCAAGACCGAAGATGCCAACGCTTGGAAAGGAAGCCCCACGTTCAAGCACCTTTTGGGCGTGCTAGACACGTTGGGCGGTTTGGGCGGCAAATACATCGGCACTGAATTTGTGGCCGGCGCAGTCAAACAAGCGGCAAAGCTTAAAGAAATGGGCGCAGCCGGTCGCACCGCTCGAGCTGCTGTGCAGAATCCGTTGGAGAAGGCCGCACGCGAAGGCCAGACGTTGGAAAGCTTGCGCCGCAAAGGCACGATTCCAACGATTACAATCACCCGCGGCATGGCTGACCAACAGGATCAACCGCAATGAAAGTCCTCGTGATTGAGCTTGAGGACGCCGGCTGCGGCCTAGACTTTGTGCTGCGCTGCGTCCAAGCCGGCCATAAGGTGCGTTACTACAAGCCCGCCGAGAAGAAATACGAATTCGGCAAGGGTTTCCCGGGCGTTGAACACATTGACAACTGGGCCACCTCGTTCAAGTGGGCTGACCTCGTGTTTGCCACCGGCAACGACAAGTTCCTGCCCCGCATCGGCGTGATGCAAAAAGGTCAGATCAAGTTTTTTGGACCGTCACAGGCCAGCGCCGACCTTGAGATCAAGCGCGAACTGGGCATGAAGTTCTTGGAAAAGCACGGCATTGAATGCCCTGAGTTCAAGACGTTCCCGAACCTTGACGCTGCTGAAGCGTACCAACGCAAGTCGAGCGAGCGGCACGTATTCAAGACGTTAGGCAGCGAGGAAGATAAGTCGCTGTCGTACGTCGGCAAGACGCCCGCCGACATGGTGGCGCGTATCCAGCGATGGAAGAAGCTCGGCATGACCCTCAAAGGCCCGTGTATGTTGCAGCAATTCATCCCGGGCGTGGAGTTCGCGGTCTCGCGTTGGCTTGGCGCTGACGGCTGGGTCGGATTGCCCAACGAGAACTTTGAGCGCAAGAAATTGTTATCGGGCGACGCGGGGCCGAATTGTGGCGAGTCCGGCACGGTCATGAAGTATTGCACCGAATCCGTCTTGTTTGACGAGGTGCTAGCGCCTTTGGAGGACAGCCTGATCCAAATGGGTCACCTGGGCGACATCGACGTCAACTGCATCATTGACGAGAAAGGCAAGGCGTGGCCTTTAGAGTTCACGATGCGCCCTGGTTGGCCCGCGTTTAACATCATGCTCGCGACCCACAAAGGCGATCCGGTGGAATGGATGCTGGACGCTTGCAAAGGTGAAGACACGCTCGATGTCAGCACCGCCATCGCGTGCGGCATTGTCGTGGCGCAGCCGGACTATCCCCACAGCAACGCCACACAGAAGGAAGTCACGGACATCCCGATTTACGGCGTGACCCCGAAGAACCGCCGTTACATCGCGCCCCAGTCGGTCAAGATGGCAGTGTTGCCCCAGATGGAAGGCGACAACATCGTTGAAAAGCCCATGTGGGCCACCTGTGGCGATTATCTGGCGGTGGTGACAGGTACGGGCAAGTCGGTCAAACAAGCCGCTGAGCGCGCTTATGGCGTCATTAAGGAACTGCACGTTCCGGACATGATGTTCCGCGACGATTGCCACGAGAAGATGGAAAAAGACATACCCGAGCTGCATAAGCACGGTTACGCCCTCGAATTCACCTATGAATGAGTAACCTATGGCTACCGGCTACCTGATCCCCGTTGCGAACTGTTTGCAAGTGTTTTCCGACCAAGGAATCGTTGCGAGCGGCTACAAATTGGCGACTTATTTGGCGGGTTCGACAACGCCCGTTACAACGTACACCACGTCGAGCCTGACGGTCGCGAACACTAACCCCGTCGTGCTGCAAAGCAACGGTCGGTTGCCAAACGCGATGTGGGTGCCATCGGGAACGTTGGTCAAAATTGTCTTACTTGACGCCAATAACAACGTGATCTCGGGGGGAACGTACGATAACTTGTCGGCCATCAACGACCCGTCGGCGATCACCATTCCGGCATCGTCGGTCACAGGACTTGCCGCATCGGCTACGACGGACACGACAAACGCATCCAACATCACCGCCGGCACGCTGCCAGCGGCCCGAATTACGGCGTTAAATGGCGTGCAATTTGGCGGGTTCGCGAGCACGACGCCTTACCCCGTCACGTTCTCCGCAACCGCCATGTCTTTGGACGCTTCACAGTCCAACGTGTTCACCACAACGCTTACGGCTTCAATCACCGTGGCGCCTACCATCGTCAATCCCAAAGACGGTCAGACGATTAACTGGTTCCTGACGCAGGACAGCACGGGCGGTCGCCTGATCACGGGTTACTGGCCCAGCGGTTTCAAATGGCCCGGTGGCAGCGCTCCGGTGTTGACCACGGCAGCGAACGCGGTGGATCTGTTGGTGGCAACGTACCGGGCCTCCACGGGCTACTGGTACGCCTCGCTGATCAAGAATTTCTCATGACATTCGCAGCCGCGACATTGCAGATTGCGGGATCGTCCGGCGGCGGTGGTGGCGGTTCTATTACTAACGTCACGACGGGCGTCGGCAGCTCGGCAAACGCGCGTCAGTCGTATACCTGGTGGGGTTGGCTACAGTCTCCGGCATTCGCGGCGGCGTTCGGCCCGGACAGCGCTATCGGCTCGCCTACGCCCGCCAGTCCCAGCCTTTACGGTTATACCCTCGTCGGCGTTTATGCGGGCGACGGCGGCTCAGGAACGTCTAACGCGTACACCTACAACGTCGCAGTCGCGGGATCCGCGCCGACGGGTACGGTCAACAGCCTGACAGTTGCCGGCACGACCATCAGCAACTTCACGTTGACCACGATCACGACGTACCAACCGGCCTATACCATATTCCGGTTCGGGATGAATTCACCCGCGGCAGAACTGTTCGGAACGAGCGGTACTGTCACCTGCACCATTGCATGAGGCGCCATCATGGGATTCGTTATATTCGCGACCATCGCCCTTCTGATCCTTGGTGACATCATTCTCAATGATCGACCGCCGAGGAAATGACGATGCACGAATCAACCACCAAAGCCGACGGGGCGGCTGTTGCGGTCTGGGCCGCCTATTTCATCAGTCACCTGACTGAAACGAATCAACTGCTACAGTTTTTCTGTCTGCTACTCGGTTTGATTTCAGGCATTTACGCAACGCTGTACCACATCATGCGGTGGCGAAGGCTGAAGAAAGAGAATGAGCGCCGAGCTTGACATCGCTTTCCCTCGGGTCAAAGAAGCCGAGGGATACCGGATGTATCCGTACAAGGATACGGTCGGCATTATGACCATTGGTTACGGCTGTGCGCTTGATAACGGTTGGCCTGAACCGTTCGCCGCAGCCGTCGCCAAGATCCAGTTGGAACAGGCCGAAGTGGACGCCTTGGACGTGCCGGGATACCTCAATCTGTCGCCCATGCGGCGCAGCGTCCTGATTGAAATGGTGTTCAATCTCGGTCTGACGCATCTTATGCAATTCACCCATTTCATTGCCGCACTCAAAGCCGGGGACTACAAAACCGCGGCGGCTGAGATGCTGGACAGCAAATGGGCAACGCAGGTGGGAGACCGCGCCCGTCGTTTGGCTCTTATCATGGAAATGGGGACTGATACATGATTCCGACCACCGTACCGTTGATGGGCCACACCATTCAGGTATTCGTCATTGCCGAGCAAGATTGGCCTCACGGCGCAGACACGGCGGGCATCTGGATACCGCACCAGCATCAGATCCAAATCAACGACGGGTTGGACGATTCCAACAAGTTGCACACGTTTTTCCACGAGCTGCTGCACGCAGCCTTGGACGCGATGAACCACAAGTTGAGCCGAAACGAAGCGTTCGTTGACAACCTCGGTGGCCTACTGCACCAGGCATTGACGGGCGCGACCTACGCGAAACCGAAGCGCGTCCGTAAACGCGTATCGAAGAAATAATGTGGCGCGACATATTGTCATCCCGGACGTCCAAGCGAAGCCGGGCGACGATTTCACGCACATCGACTGGGCGGCACGGGCCATCGTGGACCTCAAGCCCGACGTCATTGTGGTGTTGGGGGATTGGTGGGATCTACCGTCACTCTCCACCCACGACGCTCCGGGATCGAAAGAGGCCGAAGGTCGACGCGTACTGACCGACATTGAAGTCGGCAATGAGGCGTTTGAACGGTTGGTCACGCCCATTGAGCGCGAGCGCATACGCTTGGCAACGAAGAAGCGGCGTATGTGGAATCCGCAATGCCATTTTCTATTCGGAAACCACGAAGATCGGCTGACGAGGGCTATATTTCGCGACCCCAAATGGGAAGGCATCATCAACCTCGACAGCCTGAAAACCCCGTGGTTTACCCGTCACCCGTTCCTCAAGATCGTGGAAATCGACGGAATATCGTACTGCCACTATTTCCCCAACCCATTTAGCGGTCGCCCCATCGGTGGGGCCATCACGGCGCGCCTCGGCAACATCGGGCGGTCGTTCGTGCAAGGGCATCAGCAAGGGTTCATGTACGCTTCCAAGGTGTACCCGAACCACGTCAAACACGGCTTGGTGTGCGGTCGGTTCTACACCCGCAACGAGCATTACCGGCCCGATGACGTCCAAGGGGTCGAATGGAACGGTATCGTGATGTTGGATTGCGTTCATAATGGCGATTATGACCTGGTGCCGTTACGCATCGACACATTACGAGAACGCTATGGGAAACAATGAGTTCGATGATTATGTTGCGGCATTAGGTAATCTGCATGCCTTTCGCACGCGACACAAAAGTCGGGTCATGAGGCCGGACATCAAAGCGGACGTCGAAGCTCTCCGCGATCAGGTCAACGAGCTTCATGACATGATCGAGGTAATCACATGCGCCTTGCAGAGCCTATCAAGCTCGAAAATTACGAAAGCAAAAACGATCCGATCAACCCGAGTCATTACCAAAAAGGCAAAGTTGAGTGCATCAGCGCCATTGAGGCGCAGCTCACGTCCGAGGAGTTCCGAGGTTACCTCAAAGGCCAGGTCGTCAAGTACGTCTGGCGCGAGGATCAGAAGGGCGGCACCGAGGACCTCAAAAAAGCGCATTGGTATTTGACTTACCTTTTAAATTACGACGAGGGTTAAATCATGAATTGGCTAAAATCCATTCCTCAGTTTCTTGAACTGTTCAAGGAAGGCAAGGAGATCAGCAATGCGGCGACATGGCAGAATCGCACCGTGGCAGCGAATGCCTGCGTGGCGCTGCTGGGGACGTGTTTGGTCATCGCGAAGACGTTTGGTTACGCCATCGAGCTTGACCAAGAAACTATGTCAAATCTGGGCGCTGGCATTGTGGCTGTTGTTGCTGCTGTCAACGCCGTCATGCACACCATTACGTCAAAAAATGTCGGATTGTCGCCCGACGGCATCTCTGGAACCGGGAGCG